TTGGTGCATGTAAATACTCTTCTCTTAAGCACCCACAAGATTTTGTTCTGCCGCGTTTAAGGGAAGTACTTGCGGCAAAGCAGGTATTCCCACAATCACAAACACACTCCCACAGAATATCTCCGCGCTTGTTTTTACCCGCTTGCGACTTGCACAAAAGCCTCCCAAATCTTTGCCCGGTCAAATCATTTACAATCGCCATATTTACCTCCTGCATAGGTATATTGAAGGGGTTAGGCGCAATGCAGGTGCGCCAACGGGAGCTAACCGCTGTCCCCCAGCAATATCAGTTTGTTACCTTCCCCATCGGAGTAACCTCCAAAAGCAACTCCTGCGGAATACCCTCAGAACCATAAGACCTGGACACCCCGTTTTCCGTGTGGGCGGTCTCAAATTCGCCGCCCTGCTTGTTGTAAATTGCAAGAGCTACCCTGAACTGCAAATCCAGATACCGGCTCTCCAGTTCCTCCGGCCACTCTTGAAAAGGGTAACGTCGTGCCATAATCGCTGACTTTGCGCTCTCTAGGCAATCTTGCAGGACAGTTTCGTCAACCTCTTCGGTTCGGAGTTTCAGTCTCGCTAAGTTGTCCATTATTCCCCCTCCTCGATCTCCCGGCCCTTCGTTCAGCCGCGGGAGGCGGCGTCGGTTCATCCAACACCGTCCCGTGCCGCTTCATCATATCCGCGTCGTCGGCCTTGATAGAAAACTGAACACCAGCCTCATAAAACCGGCCTCCATAGCACACGCGGTAATTTGGAATAAACTTCATGCCGCCTCCTGCTTTTCTTAACTTTCGAATGTAGCACCAGTGAAATTGAACTTAACAACACTCTTGCTGTCTACCAGGACTTCAAAAGTATCGTTCTTGGCTACCCGGAAAATAATATCCGGGTCAAATGCAATGTCCCGCTTAGTAGGTGAACCATTTTTCTTAAAGGTCATCTTGCTTCCAGTTTTCGTCAGGTGAAACGGGAAATAGTACCCACTGTCTTCTCCAGGGAGAGAACTGAACTCAGAGTAACCAGTCACATGATGGAATGTACCCGTGACAGACCCGTCAGCATATACCTTCAGGTCATCTCCTACCAGTTCGGACACCTGCTTCCCCAATAGGGTCTGACTGCCGGGGAAAAGGGTTAGAGTGTCAGACCCGATTATTCCCCCAGGACGTTGAGCACCGCCACCTCGTCCATGCGCTCGAAGGAGGGCAGAACGATTTCAGACGCAAAAGTGTTGATATTTACAGGATGCTCCTGAAGAATACGGGTAATCGCAACGCCTGTATTCACGATGGAAACCTCGGCGCTGGACGCCCCACGCAGATCTGCTTCTTCGGGCGTAGTGCCATACCAAGTGCCGCCAAGAACCCCGTCAGGAATCAGGCACACATAGCCATTGGGCACAAATGCATGGGCCACCTTGCTCTCGTCCTGGTACTGTTTATCGTAAATCGCAAGCCGCAGACCGGAAGTGGACTCCACAACCGCCTTTACCTCGGCGTCGGTCAGATAGCCAAGAGACAGGCCGTTGGTGGTCAGATAACGATTCTTCACCGCATCCGTCTTGGCTAGCAGATTGAAGGTGTAGGAATTCATAATGGCAACCGTCAGCTCAGTACCAGTCTTAGAACGGATAGCGTCTTTGACCGTCTTGAACGCCGCAAACGGGTCAGCCGTAGAGGGCTTGTCCCAAGTGGCAGTGCTGGTCAAGGCGGTGTAGTTAGAGGTCTTCCAGGAACCGTCCGTATCATAATTGTAGGTGTAGTTAATTCCGTTTGCCTTGATCGCAATACCTACATTACCGCCCTCGGGGAAAAGCAGCTGCATAATCATGCGCTCAGGAACAACGTTCGCGCCGTCAATCAGGTCCCGGGTGTCGTCAAACACGCGGGCAATCACCTCGGCGGCATAGGGGTCACTGGACTCCTGTACCCGCAGCATTTCCTGGCGGTCCTTCTCCTTGATCTTGTATCCCTCACGGAAGAAGGGCATCTCGGTCTCCAACTTCTCAAAACCGATACGGTCACGGAAGGTCGCCTTGGCGTCAAACGCGGAAGGCATCAGAGAAATGGGAAGGCCACGCGAACCCTTCAGCCAGGACAGGTCAAGTCCAGCCTTCTTGCGGGCGGGGAACAGCGTAGCACCCAGGTAGGGAATCTGATTGGAGGCGACCTCTGTCCAGTTTGCGGCAATTGCTGCAGGGGTAAAAACTTCTCTCAAATCCATTATGTATCCCTCCTTACTTGTTCACGCCAATGTTATCCCGCAGAATAATACCGGGTACAGCAAAAGTATCATCCAGCGTAATGCTCGCATGATCCTCGACCTTCTTCTTGTCCACAACTCCCTGTACCAGCAGAGCACCGTTAGGATTCTCGGTCGGGTCCACATCATACAGTAGCATACCCACAGCGGTAGCATAAGAGGTAGTAGCCACCTTCTTCCCAGCAGTAGTCATGGGCATACCGGCAGGAACAGCGGCAGTTTCCGTGACACAAATGGGGATCGCCACAAAATCGTCAGCGGCCAGAATCTCAATGGTGCCGCCAACAGAATTCTTGGTAAACTTCATCTGTTTCTCTCCTTTTCATCAAAAATAGTGTTTCAGACCTTCGTTTGCATTTTTGAGGGCGTCCGCACGCTGCTTTCCCAACTTCTTGGCAAACTCAACGGCCTCGTCCTTCTCCTCACTTCCACCACCAGCACCGTCAGGCTTAGGGTCCTGCTTGACCAGATCAGCCCGCAGCTTCTTCTCATAGGCAGCGTTGGCTTTCTGCTGGTTCTCAAAGACCTTCTCCATATTGCCATCAAACAGAGCCTCCGCCGTCTCACGGGCCAGCTTCTCGTCATAGCCCGGCATAGCGATATATCGGGCGGTATGCTCGGCAATGGTGGATTTACGAAGCAGTTCGGTGTACTTGTCCTCCAGCGCCTTGCGATCAGCATCGGCTTGGGCCTTGGCCGCCTCGTCCTCGGACATCTTCCCCTTGATGGTTTTCTTGGCCTCTGCCAGTTCGGAAGCAGTCTTGTCAAACAGATCCTTCTTCACATAGCCAGACAAATCAATCTTCTCGGGTACTTCAACTTTGAGTAGAGCCTCCACCTTCTGCTCGGCGGTCATGCTCTCAAACCCTTCGATGACGGTGGTATCAATCGGCATATCAATTCTCCTTCGCGTTTTTATGTCGGGCGTCTCTGCCCCATTTTGCGTTTGTCAGCTTCTCTGCTGTATGCGTTTGGTGAGGCGCTTCTCTGCGCCATATTCAACGGTTATTCCCCGTTTGAATTTTCAAATGGGTATTGGGCAAATAAACCTTTGCTATCAAGAAATCTGATTTTTCTGGGAGATATTTCATCCATAGAGCCATCTTCGTATTCAACAATGCCAAGCGTTACCCAATATTGTCCGCCTGGGTGCCCACCACGCAACGGTGAGGCGTCTACTACATCGGCCCGTTGCTCCCAGCAGTGGAACATCGCCCGTTTCTCATCTACAACACAAGGACGATATTCTGAATTTGTAATTGTCAGGGGTCCATCAAGGCTTGCCATATTCTTTCCTCCCGTATTCAAGTGGCTGGGCCGCTCAAATTCACTTTTTCTCCGTCGGTGTATACCAGCACCGACAACCGGGATGGGGCTTGGGCGGAATACTGCGGATGGGATAAATCTTCCCGTCTCGCTCCTTACAAGTGGAACACTCCCGTCCATCATTCATGGTGTTCCATTTTACATAGCGCACACCGCTGTCTTGAAATGCTTTCAGTGTGGACTGGTCTGTTACTTCCACCGCATACCATTCCGTCATCTGCGCCCAATATGAAATGCCCCGTCGGAACTCTGTGACTTTTGCGGTAGTAGAGTTAATAGCCTCCGCTGTCCGGTCACGCTTTCGCTCCCATTCATGGGAATACTGATACTTCGTCACAGCGTTGTACGCCGCCAGCAGAGCCAGCAGCCACGCTAAATCAGGCGGTTCTTCTCCATGCGGTTCGGCCTCCTGATACCGCTCTTGCGCCAGTTCAAGAAAGACATCTTGGTTGTCCTTGCGCAGTTGGTCATATAGCGTCCGGGTGACTTCCAGCACATTGAGCTCATCAAATTTCGCCAGCGCCGCTTCGTCTTTGGCATCCTCAAACCGCTTGACCGCCCTCCTGTTCA